TATCTGTGGCGTGCAGCCAATGACAGGTCCAACAGGACTTATCTTCGCAATGCGCACACGTTACTCAGCACCAGACGGTTCAGAAGCATTCTACAACGAAGCAAACACAGTGTTCGCAGGAACAAACGGCAATGGTACAGTTGCAAACGCAATCGTATCACTCAGCCAGAACGTTGCTGCAATGACAATGGCAAACACTGGTACAGGCGACACAACTGCAAACTTCGAAACGAAGAATATGGCAAATATGGCGTTCTCAATCGAGCGCGTATCTGTCACAGCAAAGACACGTGGTCTACAAGCATCCTACACAATGGAACTTGCACAAGACCTCAAGGCAATTCACGGTCTAGACGCAGAAACAGAATTGACAAACATTTTGTCAACAGAAATTCTTGCAGAAATCAACCGCGAAGTTGTTCGTACAGTCTATGCTACAGCAAACGTTGGTATCACAGGTGCTGCTACAGCAGCAATGAACCTATCGTCTTCAGACGCAACACTTGGTACATCAGGTCGCTGGCAGGTTGAGAAGTACAAGTCACTTCTATTCCGCATCGAACAAGCTGCTAACAAGATCGCGAAGGATACACGTCGTGGTAAGGGCAATCTCCTCATCGTTTCAACCGATGTGGCATCAGCTCTCGCAATGACAGGTCTTCTTGACTATAACTCAGCACTATCAAACAACACCAACCTAACTGTTGACGATACAGGCAATACCTTCGCAGGTACGCTATTCGGACGCATTAAGGTCTATGTTGATCCATATTCTGTAGCAAGTTCAGACTATGTCGTAGTCGGATACAAGGGCAGCTCACCATATGACGCTGGCTTGTTCTACTGCCCATACGTTCCTCTACAGATGGTACGTGCTATCGACCCAGACAACTACCAGCCAAAGGTTGGATTCAAGACTCGCTACGGCATGGTCGCAAATCCATTCGCACAAGGCACAGGAAGCGGTACAATCGCAACAGGCGAGAACTTCTACTACCGTAAGTTTGCTGTGTTGAACATCAACCAATAATAATTTGCCAAATTAAAAATAATAATAAGGCAATGTGACTAAGAGGGGAGACGAAAGTCTCCCCTTTTTTTATACTAAATAAATTTAGAACAGTTCAGTTTACGGAATTTTCATGACAGCGCTAAATCGAAATCCATCAAATATAGATTTGCTACAAAGCACAAAATTTCGTGTTACATTTACTAGATTACCTGGACTCACGTATTTTTGCAATAGCGTAAATTTGCCTGGGATTTCATTAACAGAAATTCCAATGCCTACTCCATTTGTAGACTTGTATTTGCCTGGAGAAAAGGCAGTATATGATACGTTTAATCTTACATTTTTAGTTGACGAAAATCTTCGCGGATGGACTGAAATTCATGACTGGATTAGAGGCGCAACGTTCCCAACAAATTTCGAAGAGTATGTAAATCTTGCGCGTACAAATCCATCACCAAATATTCGTGCAATTCAAACACGTCCACCAGTCTATACTGACGCCACACTAACAATTTATTCTAGCAAAAACAATCCAAATTTTAGAGTAAAATTTATTGACGTATTCCCAACTACAGTTGGATCGCTTTTGTTCTCAGCAAGCGATAGCGCAGAAAACATCATTACTGCAGATGTCACATTCAGATTCTCATACTATAACTATGAGAGACTTAAAGAAGTTGGTGTTGCTGAACCTGGTGCCGCTTAACGCTCGACATAGTCTATTATATAGAAGCATTAGTTTATAGTCAATTTATTGCATTGACTTGCTTTATGAGGCAACATATAGTATATTAATCGTTTGATTAACTATCTTATTTGTTTATGGCAATCGAAACACCTCCTCTTGAAAAGATTATTGAACAATGGGAAAAGGACTCAGACGTTGATGCGACTGAGCCTGGTAAAGAGATTATTCGCATTCCATTGCTTCACAACAAGTATAACAAATATTTGTCACTACATAATCTATCTGCAAAGAAAGCAGCAATAGAATATGATCGCATGAAAAAACTCAAATGGATGTACTACAATGGCAAACTAGACCAAGAAGAATTAGATAAACTTGGTTGGGAACCATTCAGATTTACATTGAAGTCAGATATACAAGTTTATCTTGATGGCGATGATGACCTCAATAAACTCAAAAGAAAAAAATCCTATCACGAAGAAACCGCCAAGTTTTGCGAAAACGTGATGAAAGAACTCAATGCAAGAACATATCAATTGCGTGCATACATGGATTGGGAGAAGTTCATACAGGGTGCAAGATAATGGGAATTATAAAAGAAATTAGAGAAGAATCTAAATTTACTAAAATGCCATTTGGTAAGTATAGGGGATATTTCATAAAAGACATTCCTATTGGTTATTTGGAGTGGGCTAAAGATCAGTTAAGTGATGAGGGTTTGCGCTGGATGTGCAGAATTGAATATGAGAGAAGAACATTAAAAAATAATGTGCGACGTAAAGATAGAAAAAGTAAATAACATTTATGTACAGGTAAATGCTGATGATGGTATCTTGCAAGAGATGTCAGAATTCTTTACATTTTCAACTCCAGGCTATCAATTTTCACCAGCATTCAAAAATAAATACTGGGACGGAAAAATTCGACTGTTAAATCTAAATACAAGGCAAATCTATCTTGGTCTTGTACCGTATATTAAAAAGTTTTGCAAGGACAGCAATTATACCTGCGAGTATATCGATGAAGAAAAGGAAATCTACCCGATTGACACGAAAAATTTGGCAAGTGCTTTATCACTTCCAATGGAGCCGAGAGATTATCAGTATCTCGCTTCTAGCGTCGGACTTACGAAGAAAAGAACTGTACTCATTTCACCTACAGCGTCAGGAAAATCATTAATCATCTATATGATGATTCGCCACCTGTTGAACACAGGTAAGAAGCGCGGATTGCTGATTGTCCCTACGATCAATCTCGTCACTCAGATGCATAGTGACTTCAAGAACTACTCATCTGTCAATGGATGGGATGTAGAGAAATACTGTCAGAAGATTTATGGTGGCGAGAGCAAGATACCTGATAGCGATCTTGTAATATCAACTTGGCAATCAATCTACGAGATGCCAAAGAAATACTTTGCGCAGTTTGATTTTATCATCGGTGACGAAGCACATACATTCAAAGCCAAGTCACTGACTTCTATCATGACCAAACTCATCAACTGTGATGTGCGTATTGGCACGACAGGTACACTTGATGATAGCAAAGTAAATAAGTTAGTTCTTGAAGGATTGTTTGGTCCAACGTTCAAAGTTATTTCCACCAAAGAACTCATTGAACGTAAACAACTCGCAAATTTTAATATCAAGTGTATAGTGTTAAAATATCCTGAGATAGTTTGTAAAACGATCAAAGGATTTGCTTATCCAGACGAGATGAATTTTTTGACTCAACACGAAGGTCGAAATCGTTTTATCACTGATCTTGCACTAAACCTTAAAGGTAATAGTTTAGTTTTATTTACTTATGTAGAAAAACACGGTAAACTATTATATGAATGGATAACTGAAAAAGCAAATGGTCGAAAGGTATTCTTTATTCATGGTGGAGTTGAAGCAGAAGATCGCGAAGCAGTGAGACATATCACTGAACAAGAAAACGATGCGATTATTGTAGCGAGTTATGGAACGTTCTCAACGGGCGTTAATATCCGTAACCTACATAATATTATATTCTCTTCACCAACAAAGAGTAAAATTCGAGCATTGCAGTCTATCGGTCGTGTATTGCGTCTAGGTGAAAACAAAGAAGCAGCCACGTTGTACGATATCGCTGATGATCTGCGTTATGGACCTCATACAAATTTTACATTGAAACATTATGAGGAAAGAGTGAAGATCTATAGCGAAGAGAAATTTCCTTTCACAACCATCAACGTAAGGATAAATTAATGTCAGAAGAATCAGAAGAATACAAACCAAAGGGTGAATTGCGATTTATTCGCTTCCGCTCCATGCCTGACGACATCATTGGATATGTAACATACAAACAAGACTACATTACAGTAGAGTTGCCATTACGAATTGAGATTGAAACTATTTTTGATGAAGGTCGACAAATTCTTGCTATGCAAGAATATCTTCCTCAATCAGTTGTCAATATTAAAGAAGTAGAATTTTACATGGAAGAAGTATTATTTGCAACTCCTGTTAAACCAGAATTCGTTGAGCAATATGAATATGTTGCTGACTTCTTCTATAATAATGAGCATAAACTAAAAGATATTAAGAAAAAACGAACAATGACTACAGACCCTACACAAGAAAATGTAGATAAAGTTGTTTCTATACTAGAAGCATTACAATCAAAGAAGGACAAACCAGTACACTAATATGGCAAAAAATCACTATATCAATAACAAAGATTTCCTGAAGGAAATGACTGCATATCGCACAGCCATTCGCAAGGCAAAGAGGCTCGGTCAACCGAAACCACAAATTCCTCGGTATGTTGCTGAGTGCTTTATGAAGATTGCTGAAAACCTTTCACACAAACCTAATTTTTTGTCAT